GCAACGCTCGCTGTGCTCATCCGTCGCGGTCGGGGATCGAGTCGCGCGCGTCGCCGACCCGAGCGGCGACCGGGCGCGGGTCCTCCCTGGGCCCTGAGCTCACGGGGCTCGCGAGCGCGATTCTCGAACAGATATCTGGCGCGCATAGGGGGGTTGACCGGATGAACCTTGATGAACCAGTTACTCAGGTTGAGTTTGCTGCCCTGGTTGGGGTCAGCAAGCAGGCGGTCTCGGCCCACTTAAAAAACAGCATTCTGAACGAAGGCGAAACAGCCAGGCAGTGGCTGATTGCTTACTGCGAACGCTTACGGCTGGAAGCGGCTGGGCGCGTACCCTCTGACGCGCGTGAGCGCCGCGACCTCGCCGCCGCCCGCAAAGACGAAGTGCAGGCCGCCCTGGCCGAGCGGGAACTGTACCGACAAGACAGCCTGATCCTCGACATCGACAGCGTAAGGCAGGCAATGACCGAGTGGATCACGCTCGGTAAAAACGAATTTCTAGGGGCCGTTGATCGCATGGTCACGGCCATCGAGTCTGACCATGGGATCACAATTGACCGCGAGACACTGCAGCCAGACATCGACGCTGCCCTCCGGGCTATTGGCGACTACCAGTTTGAATCTGACGCGACTGGTGATGGAGATTCGGCAGCAATGGCACCCGCTGCCTAACATCCCAACCCTTGAGTGGCTGCCTGAGCACATTTATCTGCCCGCCGAGGATAGCGACAGCCCTGGCCGCTACAACGGCGACTTGGTGCCTTACTTTTGGGGCGTGATGCACGCGCTCGACAGGCCGGAAGCCTGGCTAGTCTGCCTGCAGAAAGCGGCACAGATAGGCTGGACAGTGCTGCTGGCCGCCTGGGTCTGCAAGACCATCGTCACCGACCCAAGCAGAATTCTCGGTCTTTTCCCCAAAGACGAAAAATCGCGCAACTTCATCGACGAAAAATTCACGCCGATGATAGAAGCGTCTCCGACGATGCGCAGATACGTGGACGTGTCGACAAGCCGCAAGTCGGGCAACCGCAGCACGCTCAAAAAGTTTACGGGCGGCGAGCTCAAGGTGGTCGGCTCCAACTCCGTGTCGAACGTCAAATCGACCTCGGCGCGGCGCGGAATTGTCGAAGAACCCGACGATACCAACCGCGACGTTGGCGACCAGGGCGACGCCATCCGCCTGTTTCGCGAGCGCCTCAAGCGAATGCGAAACAAAAAGCTGATCATCGGTGGCACGCCATCGGTGGACGGGCTAAGCCAGGTCCAGCACTACACCAGGCTGGGCACCCAGCGCGAACTGCCGATCCGCTGTCATGACTGCAGCCAGATGCACGTACTGGACTGGGACAACGTCAGCTGGCAACAAAAGCAGGCCGGCACGGCGCACCCCGTTTTTGGGCTGCACCAGCCAGACACAGCGGTTTATGTATGCCCCCACTGCGGCAGCATGTGGGACGACCACCGCCGCAAGCGCAACATTCTGGAAACCTGCAGAGCCGCTCAAGACGACGGCGACCCTTTTGCAGGGTGGGTGAAAACCCAGTGTGGCGATGGATTCAGCTGGGACGAGATCGAGCCGATCGAGACTTTTCAGGAGCTGTCAGAGCTCTACGTCTGCATTCCCGGCACCAGCCTTGCTGACGTAGTGCGCGACTACCTTGAGGCCGAGCACGAAGCAGAGCTTGGCGACGAAGCTGCCCGCATCGTCTTCCAGAACAGCAAGCTGGGCAGGCCGTACCAGTTTGCCGCCAACCAGGTGCTGGACCACGAAAAGCTCCGCGAGGCGGCAGAAGACTACGAGCCGCACACCTGCCCAAGCGAAGGGCTGCTGGTGACTGTTGGTGTCGACGTTCAGCACGATCGGCTGGCGGTCATCATCCGCGCCTTTGGCCGCCGCGAAGAAAGCTGGCTAATGCACTGGGGCGAGATCGACGGCGACCCGCTGGACAAGAGTGACCCCTGCTGGACGGCCCTTGATGCGCTGGTATTTCAGCAATTCAAGCACGAAAGGTTTGGCGACATCGGCGCTAGCGCGATCAGCATCGACTCCTCCGACGGCGGCTCAAACAACGCCGTATACCACTGGGTGCGAACGCGCACCCGGCGGTACCGGGGCGTAGAGATTATGGCCATCAAGGGCTCCAGTCACGACTACGGCGACAGGGAGATCTTTACGCGCTCGCGGCCCGTTGACTTCACCAGCACCCGGCGCCAGACCAAAGCCGACCGCTACGGCGTCCACGCCCATCCAGTAGGCACCCATACCGCCAAGGACTTGATCAGCAAGCGCCTCCTGGGCAGCAGCGCCTATATGCACAGCTGCAAGCATGTGCGCGCGGACTACTGGGAGCAAGTCACCGCCGAGGTGAAGGCCCCAAGCAAGCGCCACAGAGGCCGGCTGCTCTGGCAAGAGCGCCCAGGCAGGCGCAACGAGGCGCTGGACTGCGAGGTGTACGCCCTGCACGCGGCCTACGCCAAAGGTATGCACAAATGGACGGATGCCAAATGGTCTGAGCTGGAGGCCCGGCTCAGCCAGCGCACCCTGTTTACACCGGCAAAAGCACCCCTGCCAGAGCCGGACGAACCGCGCAAGCCGCGGCAACCATCACGACCCATCGGATCACTCATATGACTACAGCAGCGGAAATGGTCGCCCTCTACCTAGAGGCCGAGAAAGAACTGCTTGCCGGAAAAACCACGATCATGAACGGTCGCCAGCTCACCATGGAAAACCTCCAGGAGATCCGGGACGGTCGCAAAGAGTGGGAACGCCGCCAGGCTGCGGAACAAGCCAGCTCAGGCGGCAAGCGCCGCTCACCCGCACTGGCGAGATTCTACTAATGCACCCGATTGACGCCCTCATTGGCGTATTTTCGCCAGAACGCGCAGTGCGCCGTTGGCGCGCCCGGCAAGCCCTCAAAATCGCTGCCGCCTACGAAGCTGCCAAACCCAACCGGCTGCGCAAAAACCCTGGTGACAACCGCAGCGGCGACGCCGTTAACGACTGGGACATCGTCACCCTGCGCGGGCAAGCACGACACCTGGAGCAAAACCACGACTTTGCGTTCGGCATCCTGACCACTCTGACCAACAACGTAGTTGGCCCGCGCGGCATCAGCGTGGAGTTCCAGCCCAAAACCCACGCTGGCGAGATCGATGAGGGCTTTGCCCGCGAAATGCAGGCCGCGTTCGACGAATGGGCCAAGCGCCCCGAGACCACGCGGCAATTTAGCTGGGCGAAATCACAACGCCTGCTGGCGCTGACATGGCTGCGCGACGGCGAAACCCTGCTGCGCCACCTGCAAGGCAGCATCCCCGGCCTGACGCACCGGACCACGGTGCCCTACAGCATCGAGCTGTTTGAGCCGGACTTTTTGCCCGTCGAGCTCAACGACCCCGCCAAGCGGATTATCCAGGGTGTCGAGAAATCGGCCTGGGGCGAAGAGCGCGCCTACTGGCTGTATGACGATCACCCCGGTGGCAACGCGCCCTGGAAGATGCGCACCCGTCGCCACGACGCAGCCACCATGGAGCACCTCAAATTCGTGCGGCGACTGCACCAGACGCGGGGCGTCAGCATTTTCGCCACAGTGATGAACCGCATCAACGACATCAAGGACTACGAAGAGGCAGAGCGAGTGGCCGCCCGGATTGCCGCCACCATGGTGGGCTACATCCAAAAGGGCAGTCCCGACCTGTACAACCCGGACGATTTCGACCAAGAGGGCCGCCGCCTGCTCGACATCCGCCCCGGTGCGATCTTTGACGATCTCCAGCCGGGCGAAACCGTCGGCACGATCCAGAGCAACCGCCCCAGCGGCCTGCTGACACCTTTTCTCGAAACCATGCAGCGAATGACGGCAGCCGGCACGATGGCCAACTTCTCAACCATCGCCCGCAACTACAACGGCACCTACAGCTCACAGCGGCAGGAGCTCGTCGAGGGCTGGACCAACTACGAAACCCTGAGCCTGGAATTCTGCGAAGAAGTCGTCGAGCCGGTCGTGCGGCGCTGGGTTCAGATGGCAGTGCTGGGCGACACGCTGAGAGTGCCCAGCCGCATTGATCCGGCCACCCTGATGAGTCTCGATTTCATCACCCCAACCATGCCGTGGATCAACCCGGCCCACGAAGCTGCTGCCGATGAAATCCTGCTGGAAAACGTGCTGGCCAGCCCCCAGCAAATCATTCGCCGCCGAGGCCGCAACCCCTACGAGGTGCTAGATCAGGTCGCAGCCTGGCAAAAAGAAGTGAACGAGCGGCAAGTTACCCAGCCACAAAAGCGCGCACCGGCACCCGCGGCGCAACCCAAAAGCGATTAACGGAGGCACCATGCCACAGAAACAAACCTGGTATTCCATGACCATGGCTGCCGACGGCGCGGCAGATGTTTATATCTATGACTACATCGGCTACTGGGGCGTCACCGCCAAAGACTTCGCGCGCGACCTCAAGGCGCTCGGCACCGTCAGTAAGATTAACCTGCACATCAACAGCCCAGGCGGGGATGTGTTCGACGGCACCGCCATCTACAACCTGCTCAAAAGCCACGACGCTGAGGTCATCACCCACATCGAAGGGCTCGCGGCCAGCATGGGCAGCGTCATTGCGCTGGCAGGCGACACCGTCAACATTGCGGAAAACGCCTACTACATGATCCACAATCCCAGCAGCATTGCTTGGGGCGATCACCGCGCGATGGAAAAAACCAAAGCCCTGCTGGAAAAAGTTCGCCGCACCATGATCGGCCTGTATGCAAGCGCGAGCGGCATGGATGAAGACGCGGTGGCCCAGCTGATGGATGACGAAACCTGGTACGTCGGCCAGGAGGCCGTTGATGCCGGATTCGCCACGGCCACCACCGCCCGCATTGATCTGGCAGCCAGCTACTCGTCAGACCTGATCGGCCAGTTCAAGCACGCCCCGCAAGAGATCCTGCAAATTGCCACCGCTCCGCCGGCGCGCCCTGCAGCTTCACCGGCCCGACCCATTCTTTTCCCGTCTGCGGTTGCAGACACTCACCCGCAACAGGAGGGCACTCCCATGCCTCAACCAACCCCCGCAGCACCGGCAGCAACCGCCGACCCCGTGGTTACCCCGGAAATGAAAGCCACCATCGAAGCCGAGCTTCGCCAAAAGGAAACCCAGCGCCGCACAGATATTCAGTCAGCCTTTAAGGGCTTCGAGTCGGCCCATAAAGACCTGCTCGATGCCTGCCTGCAAGATATGGATTGCAGCGTCGCCGCCGCCAAAGACAAACTGCTCGCCGCGCTCGGCAGTCAAACCCCATCGCCCGGCCACAGCTACGCCGTGACCGTCCAGGACGGTGGCGGCATGGCACGACTCAGAGCAGACGCCACCAACGCGATCGCCATGCGCGCCTTTGGCGAGCAGCGCGCCGAGGGCAACGCCGTCGCCGGCTATACGTTGATGGAGCTGGCCCGCACGATACTGCAAGCCCGCGGCGCTAGCACCGGCGGTATGGACAAGATGCAAATGGTGGCCGCCGCCTTTACCCACACCAGCGGCGACTTTGGCACAATACTCGGCAACATCGCCAACAAGGCGATGCTCAAGGGCTACGAAGAGGCCGCCGAGGTGTTTCCTCAGTTCACCGCCACCGGCAACCTCGGCGACTTCAAGATCCAGACCCGCGCCGATCTTGGCGCATTCCCCAGCTTGCGCAAAGTGGCGGAAGGGGCCGAGTACAAGTACGTCACCTTGGGCGAGCGGGCCGAGACCGCCGTGCTGGCCACCTACGGCGAGCTTTTCGGCATCACGCGCCAAGCCATCATTAACGACGATCTGAGCGCCTTTACTCGCATCCCCGGCAAAATGGGCCGCGCCGCCATCCGTACCGTCGGCGACCTGGTGTTCAGCATCTTCCTGAACAATCCCAAAATGGCCGATGGCGTCGATCTGTTCCACGCGACCCACAATAACCTGGCCAGCCAGGGTGGCATCAACACCGGCACCATCGACGCCGCCCGCGTCAAGATGGCCACGCAAAAGGATGGCCCAGCCGCCCTCAATATCCGCCCCGCATTCCTGCTTTGCGATGTCGCACTGGAGGGGGCCGCCAAAGTTGCGCTGGAGTCGGAGTTTGAAGTGGGTGCCAGCGCTAAAAGCAACACAGTCCCCAACAGCGTGCGCGGCATCGCCAGCGTCATTAGCGACGCCCGCCTTGCCAACCACAGCGCCTGGTACCTGCTGGCCAGCCCCACCATCCACGACACGATCGAGGTGCTCTATCTCGACGGCCAGCAAGCGCCGGTGCTGGAGCAGCAGAGCGGCTGGAACGTCGACGGCGTGGAGTTCAAGGTGCGCATGGACGCGGCGGCCAAGGCGTGGGACTACCGCGGCATGGTCAAAACCCCCACCGGCAGCTAATCGCCTGCCAACCCTGGCGCCCGGCTTGGCCGGGCGATACCCCAACGAGAGGAAACCATCATGGCCAAGAACTTTGTGGCAAAAGGCGACGCTGTTACCGTTGTGGCTGCCGCCACCGTCACCTCCGGCAGCGGCGTGCTGCTCGGCAACCTGTTCGGCGTCGCCCTCAGCGGCGCAGACAACGGCGAAGAGCTGGTGCTGCAGCTCGCTGGCGTCTTTGATCTACCGGCAGCCACCGCCGACGCTATCACCGTGGGCAGCGTGCTCTACTGGGATGACTCAGCCAAAGCTGTCACCACCGATGCAGACAGCGGCAGCAATCAACCAGTCGGCCTGGCGCTATCCGCCAAAGCGGGCAGCACGGCAGGCAATGTGCACGTGAGGTTGAGCGGCAACACAGCAGTCACGGTTGCGGGCGGCGGTTAATGAGCCGCTTCGACCAGCTCGCCAAGCGGCGCGATGCCAAGCTGCTACTGCGGCTTGGCTCGCTCGTGCGCTACACGTCAAAAAGTGGCGAAGTGCGAGAAATCCCCGGCATGATCGATATGGATGTCGAGCTTTACGGCGACAACGACGACGTGGCCTACCACGGCAAGGCGGTTACTGTCACAGCTGACAGCCTGCCGAGCTACGCCATGGGCGACACCGTCCAGCGCCTGACAGCCGGTGGGTACCCTGCCGGGCCAAAGTATCAGTTGCAGCGCGTCCTGCGCGATGACGGCTACGTCAAAACCATAGGAATCAACTGATGCCATTTTCTATTCGCTACGAATTTAAGGATATCGACCAGCTGGCGGGCAAGTTTGACCCCAAACATGTCGAGACAGCCGCCTACAGCGCCGCACAACGCACCGCCAGAAGCGCCCGCACACGGATCAAGCGCAAAGTGCGCGAGATCTATACCGTCAGGGCGGGCGACCTGGACGCCGCCTCGACTATCAGGCGAGTTGATAGCGACCGCTACGCCTATGTCATCCGCTACGTGGGTGGATTGATCGGCCTCGACAAGTTCGGTATGAGGACGCCAATCACCCGGCGCAAGGGACGGAAAAAGTATCGCGGCCTCAGCGTGCAAGTCAAAAAACAGGGTGCGCGCAAGATCATCAAAAGCGGTTTTGCCGCCGATGTTAACGGCATGAAAGCCTTCGAGCGCGCCCCTCATGCCAGCTGGCAGCCGAGCGGGAGCTCAGGCAAACACGCCACCTTGCCGATAAAGCGGCTGATGGGGCCATCGGTGCCTCAGATGGTCGGCAGCACCGACGTGCTGGCCGATGTAGAGCGCTTTGTCGAGGAAGAGATGCCCAAGCAATTCAACTCAGCGCTCAATGCGCTCCTGCGCAGAACGGGGGGCGCATGATCAGCAAGCTCATAGAGCGCCTCGCGAGCGTCGGCACTGGCTACCAAACGATTGACCATGCCTGGGATATCAACCTGATCGAAAGTATCCGCGACGTGATGCCCGCCGCGTATTTTATGCCCGGCCCTGCAAACTCAGAGCCTTCACAGCAACTGCCTATCCGCCAGCTGATGCTGGCCAGGGTGGTGGTCGTCACCGTATGTGACTGGGCGGCGCTGCAAGAGCTTCTCGACCAGCTCTATCCTGCGCTGATCGGCTATCAGCACGCCGCCGACTATACCGAGCTAGAGCACGTCCAGGGCGACGTGCTCGCCATCAAAGAGCGCGTGGTCTGGTGGCGAGACACCTTCTCAGCGGGGCGATACATCAACGCGCTAACCCCGCCGCCGCCCTCAGTGATCACCTCGGCAGGCGGCGCGCTAATGGACGGAAACTCGCACGTGCTCACCACCCAGTCATAACCTCCTGGAGACCCACCATGCAAACCCCCAAAGTCGGCGGTCGCTACAAGCGGCTCGCAGACGGCACGATCGTGCCCGCAGACAAACCCGAGAACATCCTGGTCACCGCCGACCCTGCCGCGCGGGATATGACGCTGCCCGCACTGGAGTCAGCGGACGAGCACGGTGACGCCATTGAAACCACAAACACTCCCGCTGGAGGTGACTAACCATGGCTCAACGCAACCGCAACCGAATACTTTATGCAGCGCTTGAAGACACCTACGGCGTAGCCGAGGTGCTCACCTCGGCCGATGCCGTAAAGACCCAAGGCCTTGAGCTCCTGCGCTATGCCGGCAACCGCGTCTCTCAAGATTACAACCGAGCAGGGCTTGGGAATGACCGTGAAATTAACGTCAACCCGCACGCCGGATTCAGCGCTTTTCGCGTACCACTTATAGGCAGCGGAAATACCGAGACCGCCCCCGCCTGGGGCCGTTTGCTGCGCGCCTGCGCCATGGCAGAAACCGACGACACCGCAGCAAAGGATGAGTGGTATTACACGCCGGTGGACGGAAATTACGAAAGCCTAACCTGCATAGGCGTGGAGGAATTCATTCAGCAACAAACGACCGGTGTGCGCGGAAACTGGGGCTTATCCCTTAACTCGGGCGAGCTGCCATGGATAACCTTTAGCAACTTCCTCGGCAGCTATGCTCGCCCAGTTGCCAAGGCGCTGAATAACCCGGACAACACCGCATTCAAAGATGCAGTGCCGGTGACCTTTGCCAACACGACCGAGATCAAACTCAACGGCGTGCAACACGCAGTTAGCGGCTTCACCTTCGACGGCGGCATCACAGTGGTTCGCGACAGTATGGCCGGCCGCGAAGAAAGCACGGTCGATGACAGGCGGCCCACCGGCACGATCATTGTAGGCCCCAAAGATGCGCCCGCCACAATTGCGCTTATGGCTTTGCTTGAAACCCACGCGGGCGCCACCGATGCGCCTATCACAATCACCCACGGCGCAGGCGCAGGCAACATCATCAAGTTCAGCGTGGTGGCCGCATCTTTTGGAGAGCCGTCAGAGCAGGTGGTGAACGGCGAAACCTTCTTCAGCCTGCCTTTCTCGCCGCAGCCCGTGGGCGAGGAATATCGCCTCACGCAGGCCGCAGCTTAATCTCGCTCCACGCAAACCTCTGCTGCGCGGCCGCTCAACGGGCGGCCTTAACACTATCCAACAAATTTGAAGGCAAAAACTATGAGCAAAGGCTTTATCCCTGGCGAGTCCAGCAAAACCACCATCACTGGCCGTGTCGACCTATATGAGCCGCGAGACTATGGCGAGCTGGTCAAGGTGGCCACCCTTGAAGTCACCGCAAAAAAATATCCTCGCCCTGACTATCTGGAAGTCCTTGGCCGACACGGCTCCGACGACGCGGGAATCTGCAAGGAGATGGTTGTTGACATTAAAGGGCTGCCGGAGGGCTGGGAGTTTGAGTCATCCATTTTCGACAAATTCAGCCGCCACCCTTGGCAGTTGCGGCCCATCGCCCAGTTTGTGGGGGCAGTAAATAACGATTTACTTACTGAGCTGGCCCGCCAAAAAAACTAATCGACGTCGGGCGGCGGTGGGCGGGCATTGATAAAAAGCCCAACCGCCTCAGTGATGAGGACGCAGAGTTTTTTGGCTTTGTAATTGTCGATGCGCCGCAGCCCGATGAAGACATTGTTTTTCCAGACAATCGCGATGCAGCCCGCGTTTTTTATGCGTCAGGAACCCAGTGGCGTTATGCGTGGGACGGTTCTCGCTTGGCGCTCGATTATCGTGGCGTAACGGCTGTACTGGAAATGCTGGGGCTACCCGTTGCCAACCCTCAGCTTTTTGAAGATTTGCGATTAATCGAAAAAGGCGCCCTTGGCGCGACTGTTGATATACCCGAACTGAAACAACTGCACATCCTACGGATCGACACGGAATAGCCATGGCACGCGATTTTGAGATGAAGCTGGTCATCAGAGGTGATGCCAGGGGTGGCGTAGAGGCCCTGCGCATCACTGACGGTGAGCTGCAGAAGCTCAATCAGACCAAGTCCAAAGGCAGCAGCGCCGCCAGCGGCCTGACGCAAAGCTGGGACGGCCTGACAAAGCAAGCAATGCGCCTCGGCGCTGTCGCAGCCGGTGCGTTATCGGTCCGTAAGGTTATTGATTACGCCGATACCTGGTCAGACCTTACCTCGCGCGTGCGGCTGTCTATTGGTGCCCACGATGATGCGGGTCGGGTCATGGGGCGGCTCGAGTCCATTGCACGGATGACTTACTCGAGCCTTGAAAACACAGCCGACAGCTTTGCAAGAAACGCATTCACCTTAAACGCGCTCGGCAAGAGCACCGAGGAGCAGCTTGATTACACCGAGGCGCTGAACAACGCCCTGGTAGTGTCGGGGGCAAAGGGCCAGGCGCTGGACATGGTCCAGAACAGCCTGAACCGAGCTATGGCCGAGGGTACGCTGCGCGGCACAGAGCTGCAGAACGTGCTCAACTATGGCAGCCGCGTAGCTCAGGCCCTTGCCGAACACCTCAAAGTAAACGTTACAGAACTGAGGGCGCTCGCAGCAGAGGGAAAAATCACTGGCGAAGTGATTTATGAAGCCCTTGTGGGGGCGCAGGAGGCCGTTCGCGCTGAGTCTGAATCCATGCCCGCCACGGTGGGCGACGGCTTTATTCAGATACAAAACTCAACACTCTCGCTCGTCGGCGCACTTGATCAGGCAACCGGTGCCAGCGAAGGTCTCTCCACCAACCTGCTAAGCGTTGCGGACGGTATCGCTGCTATTGGCGACGCCGTTCGCGACGGCAGCGTTGCGGCGGGCATTCGGGATATCTTTGGCGAGCTGGAAAGCGGCAACGCGCTGCTAGAGCACCTCTCCTTGATGGGGGAGGTGTTTATGAACATCCACACCGCCCCAGCAAGAGCACTGCTGAGGCGGCTCCCCGGCAACAACCTGGACCGGCTCGATGAGGAGATCGAGAGGCTTGAGGCAATCCACGGCAAATACCTGGACGGCACCGCCGGGCGCGCCCCCTCTCCCTACCAGCAGCCGGGCATTGATCGGCTGGCCGAGCTGCGGGAGAGGCGCGAGCTAATCCTGGCGATGAACGGGGACGCCGAGGCCCTGGCATCCACCGTCAGCCGCCTTGAGGCGGAGCTAGGCGAAGTCGACGGGAAAATCTACGAGATCATCCAGAAGGGTGGCGCCACTCGGCGCTCATTTGCTCAGCTTGAGGATCTCTCCAGGCAGCGCGAAGGTATCGCAGACACGCTGCAAGAGCTCAGGGAGATCAACATTGACTCTCTGCGGATTCCTGATGATCTGCTTAACCGAGTCTCTGCATTTCAGGGAGAAACCGATGCAGCAGCTGCGGCTGCAGAGCGCAAAAGAGAGGCCATTAAAGGCGTCATAGAGTCGCTGCAGGTCGAAAACTTAAGGCTCACCGAGGGCGAGCGCGCTGCTTTCGCGTACCGCGTCGAGCACGACGAGGTGGCGCTGTCTCTCTATGATCAAAACGAAGCGCTCAAAGCAGGCTCAGCCCTGAAACAGGAGAACGCGCGGGCAGAGAAAGAGCTGGAAAAGCTAAGCGCCCGTCGCGCTGCGACACTGAGCGATCAGCAGGCGTCTGTCGATCTGCTTGAGCGAGAGCTTGCCGCACACCTTGCTGGCGAGGACGCCATACGGGCATTTAATCGCGAGAAAGCGATTGAGCTGGCTTTGCGCTCGGAAAATGCTCGGATACTGCAGCCAGAAGAGCGCGACCGTTACGCAGAGCTCTTAGGCATACAGTACGACCTCCAGGAGGCTATACGCGAGACCGCTGCCGCCACGTATGAGACTGGCGACGGCATGGCGCTCCTCATGGAAGAGACATCGCGCCGCATGGGAGACAGCCTTGTGCAGGTGTGGCGCGACTTTATCGACGGCGGCAGCAACGCACTCGACTCCATGAAAAAGATGTTGGTCGACTTCCTGGCCAACGCCGCGCACCTCGCGCTCACCCGCCCCATCATGGTCAGCCTTGGCCTGGCCGGCTCGGTCGGTGCCAACGCTGGCGGCATCGGTGGCGGCGCAGCAGGCGGAGCAGG